TTTCCGCCAGGTAATGTGATCGGTATGTGCTTCCTGTTAAAGCTTCTTTTTGTCATTGCTCCCTTGAGCTGGTTTTTGTTTTTCATCGAGTCTCTCCTTAATTTCTTCCCATGTATTTAAACCCCAATTCCTAAAGATCTTTGATTGTCTGTTATGAGAATATTTTCCCTTACTGTTTTTTTCTTTAGCCATCTATGTTCACACATTCGACTTGTTCATGTTTCTTGAATGGCTTTGGAGCAATTGCATTGAGAAAAACTAAAGCTAGAATTACAAATATTAATTGTGCCTTAATCCATCTACCTTCGTTTTTTTTAGTTATCACTAAATATTCCTCTCTTTAAAAATTCTTGTGCCTTCGACAACAAATATTCCTTTGTAACTTCGGCTGTAAAAACTTCTCCCTTTATCGCAACAGTAATTTTATTTTCCGTTGGAATAATGAGTAATTCGTTGTAGTTCAATTCTGTCGAAGAGGTAATTTCTTCCATCTTTAATTGCTGGGATTTTTCCATTATTTGCGAGTCTCCTAACTTTTTTGCAGTTTGTTTCTGACGAAGTGCCGAAGAGATAGATCGCAGTTTCTTTAGTGTCGATAAGGATCTTCTCATGCATCTTAGCCCTCATTCCAATTTTCATTTGCGAATAGTGTTACAGAAAAAACTTTTGTATATATTCCGTTATTCTTGGATTGAGTAGTAACATTAAGGTAGATGTTATTATCATTAACCCAATTGGTGAAAACCTCTGCCATTTCAAGATCTTCTTTCGACAACTCTTGTCTCTCACCATTTGCATCTTTACCTTTATTTAAAAATAAAGATGTTGAATATTGATCATCTGTACCTTCATTGCTTTTAATATCTTCGTGAAATCTTGCTTGAGATGTATTTCCAAATTGTGGTCTCCGTTTTTTTTCCATTATACTTTTCCTTCCTTAATGTCTGATGCTCTTTGTTCAATGTGTAATTTGATTGATTGATGCAAATCTGGATGCGTCTTCTTTAACTTAGCAAGTGTCGTTCCATTACGACCTTGCCAAGCAACCAATTGAGGAGGTGTCTTTTGTGCATCAATATCTTTTTGCATTTCTTTAAAATATTCTGCGACATCTTCTTCTTTAGCCGACTCAGGTAATGGATCTTTGGTTTCCCTATTTTCTGCATCCCCAGGTACTTGACCTTCTTTCGGTTTTTTATAGCCATCATTATCTTCTTCAAAAAATAAAAACATAGATTCCAGATGGATTCTTAAACTGTATGTGCCATCAGATTTTAAACCTTGCATGCTGTTACCTCCACGGAGACTATGCTCCTCTGGTATAGCAATTGTGGAAGCCATGCCTGTTGCTCCAGATGAGTGTAACATCCTCATGGAGTGGTACTGCTTGCCATCTTCTTCATGCCAATAAGAAAAAGGGAAAATATTATGGTCCAAAATACCATTGCTATCTTCCATATCTAATCCTCTTAGAGCCTTCATAATGTCATCCATACCTCTAAACTTTCCGTATTGTGCATCAGTACCTTTTTTAACTCCTCTAAGAGCCTTCTGAGCTTCAATAAAAGCCTTGGCAACTGATGGATCTATTGTAAATTCTGGATCTACTTCAAATTGATCATTCTGAATTTTATCTATTACAAGATGTGTGTCTGATGGTGTCCCCATTTTATCTCCTTTAATATCCCCACATGTATTTAGCTTCTTCTAAGACAACAGGATTTAAGTTGCTCCATGATATGTCTTTCCAATCTGGAATTACCGATTGAAATAAATGATATAAGCTGTCGTTATGGTCTAAGTTATTTTGAATTGTAAATTGATGTGCATGCTTCATTACTCTTTCTCTAAGCCTACAATCTTGAGCAATGTTATCCCATGTAAATTTTAAGTTGTCTGGTGTAGTAAAGAAATCTCCTTCGTCTGGATGAAAGATCTTAAACTCAACATCATTAGCAACGACCAGAGCTGGCTGTCTGTTTGTATAGTGATGATAGGCTGAAACCTGATTGAGCCATGAAGGGTAGGGATCTTTGGGGATCGATCCTTTTGCATATCCCTTCTTAGTATTTCGCATTTGCGGAGTGCGAATTTTTAACTCAATCAGGTTACTAAAATCAGGCTTATAAAAATATCGAAGATCCATCCCTTTTATATCTTCAACAAAAACATCCTTTTCTCCTTCCATTTGATTTAAGCCTAATATTCTATGGGCTTCCTCTAGTCCCTTGACTGCATTTGCTACAGTCTCATCAAGAGCATCCCTACATAAATTTGCTTTTTCATCATCTCTATATTGAAATTCAAAACCATCATACAGCTCCATATCCATGCGAGCTTCCTTCTCTATCAACAATCTATCTGTTGTCTGATAGATCCTCTGTAATTCATCTAACGGAAGTAATCGAGCATCGCATATAGTTTGGACAGTCCTTCCCATACACATAGGAGCTGAGTCATAGGCATACTTATCTATAATTGATTTGGCATGCTCTTTTTGTTTTGTTGTAGAGCTTTTATTTGAAATTGTCTGCCATGCCAGATCTACTTGAGGTCTGACAAAAGACTTATCAAAAACAGTCTTACTAAAATGCTTACTTAACGGATTACTATGCCAATAGTAATTGTAGTAAGTTGCCCAATCTGGAATTTCTTGCGATGACATGTTTGACGATATTCTCCGTAATCTATTTCACAATCCTATTAAAACGACTTCGTAAGTCAATAGGCAGTTATACAGAATCTTAAAGAATTTGATTGTGAAAGCTATATATAGACTTTGAAAGCTTTTGACAGCAAGTTACGGACAGATTTATCCACAGAATTATTCATAAAAAAAGGGGAGCATTTGCTCCCCTGTTTCCCATTTTTTACATCCTAAAAGATTTATGCAAATTTTATAACTCTTGGTTTTGGAACACGGATCTTATAATCTTCTGCTAGTCTATGAAATTTTAGACGGTAAGCTACTCCAACTTTATCATAATAAAGATCTATAATAGAATATGATCCGTCATTCAAACTTCCTAATTCCATTTTTGTACTTAAAGCTTCACCGATACCGCCATCACTTAAAATTAAAGCCTTACCGACATAAGATCTGACATCAGCTTTTTCATATCTTCTTGCCTTCTTGCCAAACTCATGCATCAGCTCCAATGTAAAATAATGCTTTTGCTCTTTCATTAAGCCTTCGTCATCAATATACATAACTTCTTCTTTGGCAATTCTGGTTACATCAAATGTATCTGCATCAATAGTCTTTTGAATAGTTCTGTAGTCTTCAAAATCAAAATCTTTCCATGTTACATTCTGTTGATATGGATCTATTAATATACCCTTCATTTTTCAGCTCCATTTTCTTCTAAGTTAATTCCAGATGCAGATGGGTTAGTTATGATTGAGAGTACAGGAGTAGCCCAATCTAACTCAATAGCATCTGTATTAATAGCTGTTGGCAAGAAAGAAGTCTCTAAGCCAAAATATGGATCTGCTAATTCATAAACAGTTGGAGCTTGTGAGTTTCTTTTTGGTTTTTCGTATAAAGCTCCAGCCAGAATAATATCTTCTCCCTTTATTTTACAGATAGATAGGTTTCGTAGTGCTTTTGCATGGACATGATTATGGACAATTGGAGATTTTAAGAAAACCCAATATTGGTAGTCATCATAATAAAATGTATCAATGTTTTTAAATGGCTCTGTATGATTTCCTTCCACATATATCAACGCATTTAAACCCCAATCCTCTGCATTTTTAAAGATGTAATGATTATACATTGTCGATGTTAAATATATGCGATTTTGACTATGCTGGAAAAACTTTACACATTTCTCCTGATTTAAAAACTGACCTAATATGGTTATTTGACCTGGCTCAAGTGTATTGTAATGCAATGTATCTTCTGGATAATTTTTTCCTGTTAACAATGTAAAGGCATCAATCATCAGGTCGTATTCATAAATAAAATACTTTGAATACATTTGTGCTACATCCCATCCAATTGGGCTTTGTCCCTTCCTATGCTTTGAAATAGTTGAGTAGTCGCATACTAAAGCTTCCGCCATCTTCTTCTGGTCGATGTTATGCATATTCATAAATTGATTTAAATTGTTAGTATAGGGAACATCATCATCATTTTTTGGTAAATGTTCCTTAACATCACGGATCGGTAAATGACTTACAGATCCTCTTGCTTTTCTTGCTGGCATATTTTTCTCCCTTAATAAAAAATTGTTTGACCGATTAAGCATCTTAATTTACTGTCTTGAGAAGTCAAACATATTATTTATGCATCCCTAAAATTTAATTTTAATTTCCAACAAGGAGAATGGTATGCATTTAAAAGCATGGTGGAAGAAACAAGAAAAAAAACAGGGCAAGAGAATCACCTTAAAAGATCTTGCTACAAAATTTGGTATAAGTGATGGATCTATTGTTAGACGATGGATGCTTGAAGCTCACCACAAAGATTTTAATTTCCCAGAGCCAGAAAATATCATGGTGGTCCAAGAAGCCACACTAGGAGAAGTCAATCCTAGAGATTTTTATCTTTGGCTAGAAAACACAAACACAAAAGAAAATGCGAAGGAGTATCTCAATGAAAACTAATTTTGATGAGATCCCAGAGGATCTATTTACAAATGTTTTGGATTTAAAAGCCTATGAGAGGTTCTTTATTGTTGCCGAGCAACTCAAGTATTGGGAGCTGGAAGGATTAACCCCACAGGATGCTATGGAAGCCCTAGACATAAAACCAACACGATACACAGGCAAGGGATTTTACCGTGCAAACTTTATGGATGTCGGTCTAGCAATGATCAAGCATTATAAATGGCTGATCAAATGATATGCCAAGGAAAAAGATAATATGTGTGGGGAAGTGTTTTATATGCCAAACGAAACACTACGCACATTTAGGCGGATGGGTAATCAATGGATCTGGCAGACTACTTTGTTACGAGTTGGATCTTGAAACAGGACAACTCAGAAAAGACTGCTTCAAACAGGCGATTGATGTCGGAAGGAGAGAGATGGAATCTGTTGGGGAAGGATTTCGACCTCAACATGCCAGCTCTAACCCTACGGAATCTGCTAACAAAAATAATTCGACTCTGGAGACATTTACAACGATGACGAAATATGATACTGAGACAGCTAATATAAGACAGAAAGACTTTTCTAGTTCATCTCTTCTTAGACAATTCAAAAAACAAAAACCTATTAAAACAAAAAAGCCAAGAGACGCACAGGCTAATATTAGCTTGCTAAAAGATGTCGTTAAACATACCAATATTAACTATGTAAAAGCCAAAGACAAAGGCAAGAAAATTGGCTACATCAATCAACAAGTAGACAAGAAATTACTCATAGCAAGTAAGAACATGTCCAGAGATGCATGGACCAAACTAGCCATCCAAGTATCAAAGATGGATGATGACCAGAAGAAGGCATGGATCAATGCCAAGATTTAACAAACATATTGACAAGATTGTCTCCAAGGAAAAAGACAAAGACGGTAAGCTACGAGGTGGCATTGACAAGCTTGACGAGCTATTTGCCGAAGCATGCGTAACGGAGAAGAAATTCCCATCTGTTCGTAACAAGAATAAAATGACTTGGTGGGCAGACTACAAAATAGATCCAAATACAGCTTACGGATATAACAAATCTAAGGTCTATATTGGTAGACCATCTGGACAAGAAATTGACCGTTATGACTTGGCATGGACTCTCTTAACACAGCATTGCACAGAGGATGAGAGACGCATTGTATGGGCTGTAAATATGACAGGAGCTTTAAGAGACAGAGGACCAAATTGGAGGAAAGTAGCTAACAAAATGCACATAGATCCACGAACAGTCAAAAAGCGATACTTCGATGTGCTATACCATCTATGGTATAAGATACAACCTAAGACGCAAAATGTGTTGCATATGTCCCTAAAAAAGGCTACAAATTGATAACCTAGAGCCATTTGTGTCTCAACCAATCATTTCATATGTAAGTCAACAACTGAGAGCAAATATTAAACCAATATTCTCCTCCCTTCGGCTAGTAATGCACGACACAATCTTGCATTGCTCTGGGACTAGCCACCGAGGAGATCACGAAAGGGATGGACATGTTTATCATTAACAAAATTCAAGAATACATATTAGACTATTTACACAACCTAGATGCGAATGGCTTGAACATATTGCTAGGAGTGTCAGGTATATTAGCTATTATTCTATTGGTCCTATAATCATACATGGCTAAACAAAGAATCAATCAAACAACATTTAAAAAGATCTTAGATCGCATTGTCGATGGTGAGAGTCTTAGACAGATCTGCAAGGATGAAGACATGCCTTCGGATAGGACTGTTCTACGACATGTGCAAGACTCAGAGGAAGCATACGAAGCTTACTCAAAGGCTAGAGCTTTACAAGCTGAACAGATCCATGACCAGATGCTAGATCTATGGAATGAGTCTTATCCAATAGATGTCAAAGAGAAGCATACTGAAATCATGCGAAGAGATAAGATGAGCTATTGGTTAGACAAGAGACGAACACAATTACAACCACGAGGTAGCTTGCGTAACAAGCAAGAGGACAAGACTGATACAGGAGAGATTGTCATTAAATGGGGTGAGTCAAATGGGTAAGATGAGCTACAACAATCTGCTCCCTCCTGGTCTCAAACCCACAGCAGATCAGAGTAACAAAGGTAAGCAAAGGATCAGACAGTCAGGAGGAAGACCAACGAAGTATGGCTTCAAGCGACCAACGATCAGTAGATAGAGATGAGTGATTGACCGTTGTTGTGGACAGTATGTGTCGTCATTCTTACGCACATGCGATTGCTGACAGATCTCATGGGGTATCATTCCCCTTGTACTTCCTAGATCTCTGGGAATAATTGCTTCGCATCGCAACATACATCGCAAATCTGACGAAAAACCTAGGCTCTACCCCCAAAGAAGCTGGCGTGCCTTAATATATCGTTATAGTCCCATCAAGGAGAGACACATTGCCTGAGATAGTAATTCCATATACTCCCAGAGAGTTGCAAAATGAATTGCATAATGAGCTGGATAAATACAGATGGGCTGTAATAGTTTGTCATAGAAGATTTGGCAAAACTGTTATGGCTATAAATCATTTACTTCGAGCAAGCATATTATGTGATAAGCCGAATCCTAGATTTGCATATGTAGCTCCCACATATCGACAGGCGAAATCGGTGGCATGGGATTATATAAAACAATTTACGAATAAGATTCCGAATATAAAATATAATGAAACGGAATTACGATGTGATCTTCCATCAGGAGCTAGGATAACTTTATTAGGATCTGAGAATCCAGATAGTCTTAGAGGAATATATTTGGATGGATGTGTTATTGACGAAGTTGCTGATATGCCTGAGAGTGTCTTCCCAGAGGTTATCAGACCAGCTCTATCAGATAGAAAAGGATTTGGATATTTTATTGGGACTCCAAAAGGACATAATATGTTTTATGATCTTTTTGAAAATGCCCAACAACAGCCTGAATGGTATTCAGTAGTTTATAAGGCGAGTGAAACAGAGATCCTAGATGCAGAAGAATTGCATCAAGCTTCTCAAACAATGTCAGCCGATCAATATGCTCAAGAGTTTGAGTGTAGCTGGGTAGCGAATATCCCAGGCTCTATTTATGGTAATGAGTTAGAAAAATTACAGGAGCAAGGAAACATTACAACAACTCCTTATGATCCTTCTAACAGAGTAGATACATGGTGGGATTTAGGTTTAAATGATAGTACCGCCATTTGGTTTACCCAAGGATCAAGAGGTGGATCTGTTAATGTAATAGATTATTATGAAGTGAGGAATGAAGGGCTTCCGCATTTCGTTAAGGTCCTAGAGGAAAAAGAATATTTATACGGTACGCACAATGCCCCACATGATATTGAGGTCCGTGAATTAGGTACAGGAAGATCCAGAAGAGAAGTCGCCTATGATCTTGGAATAAATTTTAGAGTTGTTCCGAAACTTCCTATAGAGGATGGCATCCATGCCGTGAAGATGGTATTGCCCAGATGTACCTTCGATATAAAAAATTGTAAACTTGGTCTGGAAGCTCTACGGCATTATCACAGAGCCTATAATGAGAGGACCAGATCTTTTAGGGCTACCCCTGTCCATGATTGGACCAGCCATGGAGCTGATGCTTTTAGGTATATGGCGGTAGGTATGAAACAACAACAATTGAAGCAAGCCCCACAGGTTTATGCAGATAATAAATGGAATCCATTAGAGAAAGATAGGAGACAAGCCATTGGCTAAGAAGAAAAAAGTATATGTGCCTGTAGACACTTCACAATCAAGTCAGGGATCAGATAAGCTGTTGGAACAACAACCAACTGAGCCTGTCGTAACTCCGTACACTACGAAATTCTCTGATAAGAAGTTTTTCACAGATCCAACAACAGGAAAGAGTGTGATGATTGGTGATGCTGGTATTGATCCTACAATGATCAATGAAGGCGAGACCATAGTACCAGATGATGTTGTGATCTATAAAGATATGGTCCAAAGAACAAAAGAGATGTTTTACAGAAGGTTTGGTAGAGCCAGCACAATTGTTACAGGACCGATGGGAGATACATCTCCTACAAGAGTAATGCAAGCTGGAGCATTTGGCACAACGGATGGGGCAACTCCAGACGAGATTTTAGAACAAGCACAGAGTCAGGGGTTTGTAGCGGAAGCAGATATAGAGCCTACTCCAGATACTATTTTAGATAACATTATTGCATCATCGGCAGTACCTAGTTAAGCCCAAAAAAAAATTTTAAAAGGAACATTTTATGAGTACGACAGCATTAGGAATAGATCTTACTGATATAGATCCAAATCTTTTATCACAAGCACAAGCATCTACAACAGCTCAGTTTGGTGATGGAGGAGGAGCTACAACAGGAGCTACACTTCTAAATACCGAAGTCGTAGATACGGAGTCAGATAATGAAGACGATAATACAATTACTACTGCTAACCTTAAAACAAGTGATTCTAATACCACTTTACTCTCTCAAACATCAGATCAATCTAGTGATACGGCTTCTGATGCTAACTTGTCTGATGCTGATAGTAGTCTTGATATTGATGTTGAGTCTGTAACCCCTGATTTTATAAAATCGGAAGATTGGCAATCAACAGGGTTTGGCGAAGAGTTTTCTTCATGGACTGAAAATGAAGATGGCACATGGACACAAACATTAAATATTGGATCTATGGATATTTTTGGATCTGATCCGAACAATGAAACAACAGTTAATTATAAATATGACGCAGATGGAAAATTTCTAGGTCTGGCTGATGGAACAGAAGTAGCAAAAGTTAAAACAGAGAATCAGTCTGATGGAAGTGAAGATGAAGATCTTGATAATACAGAAGATTTAGATCTTGATAATACTTCTACGATTAACACAGAGCCTATTGAATTGGATGATGGCAACTTTGCTTATGCATTTGATTCAGATGGTAATGGCG